CTTACCAACAGAAATGCCGGGCTGATTGTTGTAGTCGAACTCTTTCTCGACCCAGTATGGATCGCCAATATCGGCAAACCCAAGTGCCTGAGCACCGCAGAAGAGAATTCGAGCACCAGCAACAGCACCACCGCCCCAATTCGTCGCATGGTACACGTGACGGTACTCGTGCAGCATAAGCCCATCAACCATAATACCAGTCGTCAAACCCTTAAAGATCGGGTTATCCGCTGACCGAGGCATCGCATGTCTCCATGACAGCAAGAAGTCATTATCCTGCTTCAACCGAGCAAACTGGTTCGGGGTCATAAACACATGGTACAGCTCTTGGCCATTAGTGCCGCGAACCGGACGAATGAAGTTGTTCTTGGCATAAGCTTTCGCGATAACCAACATCTTCCAAGTCGGATAGTCCGTGGCGACCACATTAGCCGTATTACCAGCCTCAATCGTGCTGTCACTAGCTTTCCAACGACGATGTCGGTTGGTGCTCGGCGCAGTTACGTCTGTGTTGAACTCCAGGTTAGGGAAGTCAGAGCCAACACGCGCCACACCAGCCGTAGTGTTTGCATAAGAAACACCCGACATAGTGAGAAACGCCAATTGGTCCCAACGGTCTGCATACCAGTGAGCCAGAACATTCTTAGAATTCTCACGGAATGAAACCACAGATTTCTGTTCAGCCAAACGGCCTTCATGCCGGTTAGCGTGGCGAAGCTGGTCAATACGAATAACCTGCTCGTATGACTTCATCGCCTCTTCGTTACCTTCCAGGGTACGATCCCCAGCGATACCATCGCCTTCCAGATCAGCAACCAGGGTGATAACAGCGCGAGCGCCCTTTTCAGATGCCTTGAGTTCCGTGATTCGTTGAATCATGGAATTCTCGTCCGAACCCATCAGCCCGGACTGCATAATAAAGGAAGTCTCACGCGCCTGACGCCATACATCTTTGCGCCAAACGGTCAACTCTTCACTTGTAAGTGCAGCAAAATTGGTCTGTGCCATTGACAGATCCTCCTAAAATAGTTAATACATAGTTCACTTAGTAGCGGACTATCGTGTCGGCCAGACGAATTTCGACTCTTTATCGAGGTTTCGATACTCGGTCCCATATAGGGACGTGTCTCATTATCGAGCGAGACGCACGGTATGGATATTAAGAGTGTATATTTACAATAAAGTTCACAAATTCAACACTGTAACGCCACCACCTGTGTACAGATCATACATAGCCGCAGCCGCAACTGCGCGCTCTGGAGTAGCCCCAACAAACATAGCGGCCATAGCACACTTAGCCCCGGAGCCTATAGCATGATACGAATCTCTATTTAAAACAATGGGCTGCAGGAACTTATTATATAACAGTATATCTCCATTTGGCTTTACCACAAGCGCCTCAAATGGTTCTGGATCTTCGCTAGTCGAAGGAAGCGCGGTAACTTTTTGCGCGGACGCCTGGTCCGTAAAAAACGCTTGGAATACCGCTCCCTCGTACAGCCCTTTCGATGTACCGAACAAAGTACCGTCCGCACGCCGCATGATTTTAGTCATATAGTACTTGCTAAGATACTCTTCGTCAGATATCAAGGTATCTGCCGCCATCTGTCTATGGGCAGGACTATAGGCAATTGTGGTCATATCAACTCCTTTTTACAGGAAATCCCCTCTAAGACGTCTACGAGTATCGTCTGGTAGCGCAGCAATCTCGTCATCCGTGAGTTTAGACGGAAGAGCGCCAACGCCTAAGCCTGCTTTATCCGACGCAAGTCCTGCGTTACCTAAATCAGGCCCTTGGCCCAGAGCGGCCGACAGATTCGCATCCACGTTCGTTGTACGCGGCACAACAGCAGCAGCATTCATACCTTGACCAGTAACAATCTCATACGCTCGTACAAGGGCGTCTGGCGCCGAATACTTCTCGCTGCGCAGGAAGGTATCATACATGTCCATAATCTCGCTGCTAAGCCCCTCGTCAAAATCCGCGTGGTCTGGATTAAGCTTAGTGTTTCTTGCCTCAATGGTATCAATCACAGAGTCCAAACGTATACCATCCTGTACCTGTTTTGCTAATACTTTTGCATCTTGCGGTTCCGGGATCTTTAGCCCATCAATGTGCCGGGCCAACAGTACTGCTGCTTTGGTCTGCAACGCCGCCTCTTCATCAGGCTTGTTATCCTTTCGAGCAGCCGCGACCTGTGTATAAATATCCTCAAGCTGCTTCTCGATAGGCACCGCCGGAACAACTGCTGCCACGGGTGCTCTTTGCGCAGCCTCAAGTTCATTCAGGCGAACGCGCATGGCGTCCATCTGGCGACTCTTAGCATCAAGTCGTGCCTTCGGAACCATGATAGGCTTAACGGGCTCGACAATAACGGTTGCTGGATCGCTTACAACCGGAGGTTTAGGAGCAACTACCGGAGCAACTACAGAAGCAGTATCAACTGCTGGAGCAACAACTGGAGCAACAACTGGTGTAACAACTGGATCTGTCACGTTAATCCTCCTATAGGATTATTTAAGATTTCGAAGCCCTTTCTGTACAACACTTCCTACCAAAGCTTTCTGTTTCTCGCCGCACTCAATAGCGGCTTTCAGACGCGGTTTGTCGTTAAAAATCTCTTCCGCATGTTTTAACGTGTCAAAATCGCCCTGCGCGCGCCATTTAGCACTATCTTCGTCTGGCGATGTCACCGGATATGCACTCATATGCTTTACTCCTTAGTCTTTTTCGCGGCTTTCTTTGCAGAAACCTGCGCCTTCTGTCTTTCGGCCTGAGCCTTGTCTCTCTGCGCCTGACCTGCTATAAGCGCGTCCTGACGAAGTTTCAGCTTGCTCAATTCATACTCCCTGTTAAGCTCTTCCTGCTTCATTTTTAGCGTGGCTTCCATTTCTTCGCGTTTGAGGTCCATCTCTTCCGCGTGTTTTTCTCGCGCAAAGGCAAGTTTTTCCGCCTCTATCACAAGCTGGTTCTCTCCATCATCGCCTTCTTTCTCTGGCATCGATTCTTTCTGGGCGCGGGCTAAATTCAAAGCCGCTGATGCTTTATCTGCCATCGTCTTCGCGTTGGTAGCTTCAACCTCAGCCTGCTTTAATGCTAACTCTAGCTGCATTACCTGCTGTTCTAGTTCTGATGGTCCATCTCCACCTTTCATCGCCTGAATAATTTCGCTCTTATCCTGTAAGTGACTATGCTGGATGATAAACTCATCGGGTATAGCAATACCAACCTCGGTACGCATCCGTACCGCTTCATCGAACTGTTGATCCTCAAAGGTATCCCTCGCAGGCACATTAGTCACAACCGTCTTATATTCACCAATAGTCAGGTCGTTGGCTATATGGCCTTCGGGGGTTAGCTGATTAACCGTAACGGTTTCTGTCTTCGGGTTCAACGTGTTCGTAGTATATGATACAACACGCTCTTCTGTATAGAACGTCTGCATAAGGTCCATAGTGTTTCGGGCCAAAATGTGATCTGTGCGTAACATGTTGTTAAACACCACAGACAAGTTAATGGAACCGGCCTGCTGCTTCGCCCTAATCGCTTTCGCGGCTACGTCGGCGCGATCAAAACCGCGCTTCGAATCACTGATACCTATAATCTCTTTCAGGTGCTCTTCTGCCTTAAACCCTACTCTATCCAGCCCTGTAGGTATGGAGTTAGGGGTAATCTTGTCCGCATCGCCGACATCATCAAGCTCTAGTACAACGCCTGTCTCTGCGCCCCGGGCTTCAAGCTCGTCCGCGGTCATGTTCTTCAACGACCCGGTCTTAACCTTCCACCCGGAGTTTGCTGTGGTGTTGACTATATGCAATTCCTGGCTTGTAGCCTTGTTCAATAGTTCCTGTGGAGACAGCAAGTTTTCAATCAGGCCATATGTCTGCCCTTCAATAAACACCGGGAAATACGGCACATACGTAAAGTGCTTGTAGGAACTCTTCTCATTGTCAAATAGCAAGATGTCGTCGGCTGAGTCTCTCCACCGAATAATCTTCACCTTCTTATCGAGCACTGCAAGGTTGTACTGCTGCACAGCAAGCACTATACGCTCTCGCTCCCACGTATCAGGGATAACCCTCATATCACCAGTGACACGGTCTACGAAGTGCTTCTTGGAGGTAAAGTCTTTGTACTGCCTCTGAATGACACGGATGTATCTCCGAAGCTTCTTATCAGTGTCCTTCATATCACCGACTGAGGGGCCAATTGAGTTAAACTGACCAAACGTAGACTGTTTATGGTCTATTACGTCATACCCAAGGCTATCCAAGACATTCGGGCGTTCGCGGGTGGCCAGCTCTTTCGCAGCATCCCCGGAATTAGGATAGTCTTTTAAAATGTCATCCGGCGACAACCAGCAGGTGTGGAACACTTCGTTCCAGTCGTCCGGGTCGTATGAATACGCATCTGGGTCAATCACTATGTTATGCGCTTTAGCCTTCTTAATAGTGATCTCGCCCATCATGTTGTCATCAAATGACATGCGTAAATCATAAAAGCCGCGAGAGCCAATGGCCCCGGACAGGAATACTTCTTCCCGGGTCCAGCGCAGGCTGTTAGCGTTAGCAATACTAATCCACATCTTGGTCAATGCGTTCGCCGTCTCTTCGTTACCGGACGGCGTGGGCTTGAAAGAAATGTCAGATGAAGTAGCTATCTGCTCCCCAGCCGCAGTAAGCAGGTTGGCAAACACCTTGTTGATAGTAAGTACCGGCTTGCCTTCGGACTTCAGCTTCTTCTCAATGTTTTCGTCCCACTGCTTCCCGGCAACAAAGGCGTTGCACTTAAGGCTTTTATCTACATACGTTCTGTGCCCGTTGTCGCGCGCATAAACATACTGCAGATGGTTTTCTCGTGCTTTATCTGAATCAGAGGCCATGAAAACCCCTACGGAGTGTGTGTAGCTTCTTTAGAGTCAAATACTTAGGCACTTGTTCCTTCCCCTTCGATTTTAGGTGGTACAGGCGGCAAAACCGGCTTCTTCGGCTGGGTAGTCGCTTGGTTTTTTACCAACTGTTCTATACACAAGTTTCGCACTCCCCACATCTCTGCAAGTGTCGTAATCCCTTCACTCGTAAGCATCATAACTCGTCTAGACGGCAAATGACGGACTGTAACCTTGACCACACTAGGAAGGTCCCCGTTGGCCTCTTCAAAATATATCTGTGTTATAAACCGCTGTGCAGTAGCCACGACTACGCAGCCATGCAGGTTTTGCCACCACTACCTTGTTTCTGTTTCGCCATATAATCCCTCAACCGGTCTTGTGTGCTTAACTCCAGCTTCTTTTTATACTTTTCACTCGGTCGTCTCGGGGCTTGCGCTTTCATAGACATGATAGCCAACCATGCCAATGCATCTACTATATCATCAAATAGACCGCCTGGGAAGCGAAGAAGTTCCTGAACTACCATGTCCACCCAAGGCTGGTTATTAGGGAACCACACCATTCCCTGCTGCATTCTACCCTGGAGGGGCCTGGCCCGCACGGATTTGTCTCGTATAGGCTTTAATTCAGTGTCCATCGGGAAAAACATACGCTTGGCGTTCCTCCGTTTCATCAACTCTGGCTTTATAGCCTTGTCAATGATACCAACCTCGAGGCCTACTTTAGGCACATGCTTCCCGTCAGTATACTTCCCAACCATAGCCAACAAAGCGGTGACAATCGCATCCGTATCCCATTTCCCACGAATAACCTCTAATACGTGCAAACGGTCTTCGAAATCAAGGCATCCAGCAGCAAACACAGTATAGTCGTTCTCTTCGCCTTCTGCAATAGCCAAATCGCCTGCGATAAAGACCGGCATCTCTCTCCAGTCAAAGGACCCCGGCCAGTAGCGCATCATCTCCTTTTTGAAATACAAACCCTCATCCGGTACAGGGTTTTGCTGATACAGGGCCGACCAGTGGCGCGGCTGCAGCGCGCGTTTTATACGCATAAGGCGGGAATAAGGAAAACGAGAAGGATGCAAAGCAGAGCCTTTTAAGCGCAGCAACGTGCTTGTCTCACTCTTTGGCACAGAGGATACCGTGCCATCATCGTTGCGGTAC